CCAGCAGGCCGCACGCGCCTATTTGGGCCAGCGGTCTACAGCAAGATTCGTGAAATTACGCGCGAAATTGAGCAAGCATCTTTGCGAGTGGTTAATAAAGTAAATCGAGAACTTGCATGATCTCAATTCCTATTGTCAGTCAGTTTGATAGCAAAGGCATTAAGTCTGCTATTAAGCAATTTAAGCAACTAGAGACAACCAGCGAAAAAGCGCAGTTTGCAATCAAGAAAGCAGCCATCCCGGCAGCAGCTGCACTCACTGCTGTAGTGGGCGTGATTGGGTCAAGCATCAAAGCAGCCATTGAGGATGAAGCAGCGCAAGCAAGCCTGGCACGTCAAATTAAACAAAGCACAGGCGCAACTGATGATCAAGTCAAGAGCGTTGAGAAGTACATCAGCGGTCTAGGCAGGTCTGCTGCCATCTCCGATGACGAGGCGCGACCGGCATTGCAGAAGTTAATTGTCGCCACAAAGGATGTAGCCGAAGCAACAAAACTGATGAACCTTGCCACAGACATTGCAGCCGCTACTGGCAAGCCGCTAGTCGATGTCACTGACGCGTTGGCAAAAGCCTACGCAGGCAACATGAAAGGGCTGAATCAGTTATCGCCAGAAGTCAAGGCCATGATCAAAAATGGCGCAAGCCTGGCTGACGTGCAAAAAGTGCTTGAAGCAAACTTTGGCGGCGCTGGTGAAGCCGCAGCCAACACTGCTGCAGGGGGCATGAAAAAATTGAGCATCGCATTTGCAGAAACTAAAGAAGGCATTGGTCAAGCGTTTTTGCCGGTCATGGAAAAAGTGCTACCAGTGGTGCAAAAGTTTTCTGAGTGGGCGCAGGCTAATCCTGATCTATTGGCTGCAGTAGTTGTCGGTCTTGGCTCGCTCGCTGTAGCGACACTGGCAGTCAACGCGGCAATGGCGCTGAACCCTGCAGTGCTCATTACTGCCGGCATCGTTGCGCTAGGCGTGGCGCTTGTGGCGGCGTATAAGAAGTTTGAAGTATTTGGCGATGTTGTACGCACAGTGGTTAACGGCGTATCGGATTATTTTGAGTCAATGGCTAACGCGTTTATTGCAGTTATCAATTTGGTTATCAAGGGCATCAACCTTGTAAAGCCTGGCAAAGACATACCCACACTTGGCAACATCTCAATCGGTCACCTGAACGCGCCGAGCGTGGACAGCGCTGCAACCACTACAGACAACATCGGGCGCGCTGGATCCGCTGAGCGCGGTGTCAACATTACGGTCAATGCCGGTGTAGGTGATCCTGTGGCAATCGGCAAGTCTGTAGTCGATGCGCTCAATGCTTACAAAGCGCGCACTGGCTCATTTGGATTAGTCGGCAGTTAATGGCCTGGCCTACACCTAAAGTCTCGATTGCCTTTGACGATGGGCCATACGTTGCGTCACCAGTCTGGACTGATGTCACGGCGTATGTGTACTCGGCTGATGTCTCACGCGGTAGGGCTGATGACTACAGCCAGTTTATTGGCACAGCGCAAGTCGTCCTGAACAACAACTCACGGCTGTTTGATCCGTTCTACACGTCTGGCACGTACTACGGCAAACTGCTACCCAGACGGCAAATTAAGATTGAGGGCGTTAGTAACTCAGTGACCTATGCAGTGTTCAGAGGCTTTGTGGACGGATTCCCGGCATCGTGGGATCAGGCAGGCAAGTTTGCCACAACCACGCTGTCATGCTTTGATGGGCTGAGTCTCCTGTCTCAGGAACTGTTGCCGGATTATGTGTATGACTACACCAAAACGCTGACACCAATCCATTATTGGCGATGCAATGACGGGCAAAGCAGCACAACAATTACAGATGCAGTGGCTGGCCTGACAATGACATCGCCTGGACAGTTTTACAGGCAAGGCGAACAACTAACGCAAGCACTAGCAACTCCAGCAATCTTTGTCATGGACTCAACTTACACAACGGCAGTGAACAGCACATCGCCTACGGTAGGTGATTGCAGTTTTTCTGGTTGGTTTCAGATGACAGACACATCGTCTGTGCCAGGTTATTTTGGAATTACTTTTACAGACGCAAACACAGTGTTTCAAATGGCACTAATTCCTGGCACTGGCAAAATTAAAGCGCAAGTTGTTAGCGGCGCTAATGAATCAAGCCGCGAAAGCACCAATGCCGGCTACATCCAAAACTCGCCACCAATCTTTGTCACTGCGACGTACACAAAATCAACACAGGCAGTAGCGTTTTACATTAACGGCGTGGCACAAACAGGCACAGCAACTACAAGTGCCAACGTCTTTACTAGCCCAATCCGCACAGCGTTGGCGTACAAGGTGCAGATGCAAGAGTTTGCGGTCTATGCAACTGCACTTTCAGCGGCGCAGGCTCTCGCTCTGTACAACGTCAATGTCAATAACTTGGCAGAGGATGCTGACACACGCATGACTCGATTGCTTGGTTACACGTCATGGCCTGCTTCTTTGCAGAGTTTGTCAAATGACACGGTGTCAATAGTGGGCGCACTGTCTCCGCCAAATAGCAACCTTGTCGCTGAGATGCAGACGGTCAATAATTCTGAGGATGGGGATTTGTTTGTTACGCGCGCTGGCGTAATTAAGTTTACTGATCGCAACTATGTGTACTCCAACACATCGAGCAACACCAGCCAGGCCACGTTTGCCAGCGGCTCGATACCGTTCCAGCCATCGGTGCAGATCAACTATGACGCTGCCGCCATCCGTAATGACATCACTGTGACGTTCACTGGCGGCGGCCAGACATCGACCACAAACGCAACCAGCGTGACCGCGTACGGCACTAATGCCATGAATACCGGCACGCAACTCTCCACGCAGGCTCAGGCCGTGACACTGGCTGCTTACCAGGCAACGGTCAATGGGCAACTGCTGACCAACATCTCGCCAGTCTCTGTGGGCGTAACGGCGGCAACGTCTGACTGGTCAACCTTGCTAGGGCTAGAACTGTTAGATCGCTACACGCTGACTGTGCAGCCGCCGACAGGCAACAGCATCAGCCAGGCTGAACTGATTAACCGTATTGATCATCACATTGTGCCAGGACAATGGCAGATGACAGTGGACGGATCAGCGCGCTATGCGTCTTGGTTCATACTTGATAAGTCATCACTCAATGGCACAGATTTACTACAATAAGGAGAACCTATGACTGTCAAGACATTTACCACCGAAGTGCTGACCAGTGCAGACACCAACACTTACTTGGCTAACTCAGGGCTGGTGTATGTCACTAGCGCAACAGTTGGTACAAGTGTTACTAGTCATGCTGTTACTAATTGTTTTAGCGCAACATACGATAATTATAAAATAACGTACGCCGCAGGCGTTGGCAGCAACCCTGTGTCAATACAAATGATTTTAGGCGCATCAGTAACTCAGTATTATTTGGGTTTGCAGTATGTAACTTATGCAACAGGGTTAGCAGCAGCGGCTGGTGCAAACAATTCTGCAACATGGCCCTATGTCGGTGAAGCATCACCAAACATGACCTCAGTAAACATAGATGTGTTTAGTCCGTTTCTTGCTAAATACTCTACAATTTCTGGTTCTTATGCCGGAACCGTCGGTGGTGTTGTTGCTGGTTATCACGGCGTTGCAACTTCATACAGCGGATTTACGTTAAGTGTGGCTGGCAACACAATGACAGGCGGAACCGTCACCGTCTATGGGTACCGAAAGGCATAAACAATGGAACCACTACTAGGGACTTTTCATGATGCCATTACAGGCGAGACAATCACGCGGGAACTAACAGCCGAGGAAGTCGCCGCACTACCTGAGCCGACTGAGCCACTAGAGTGAAAGCCCTAGCCATTGGCGCACTGCTGGCACTGACGCTGACAGCGTGCAGTGATCGAGTACGCAACAACTGCACACGTAACAAAGCGCTAAGCACAGTCTCAACATCATCGGTCAAGTGCAAATGAGAGAGCGCTACACCAACGATGAATTAAAAGGCAGACTGGTGCTTATCGTGGGCATTGCGCTGGCGCTGTCGTTTGTCGGCACGTTGTTCTCGCTGATCTACGGCCTGCTATTTGTCAGCCAGCCGCTTGACATTAGCCCTAATGATGAAAACGCATGGTCAGTCGTTACGCCGATGATTCTGTTCTTGACCGGCACGTTGTCGGGCGTGCTTGCATCAAACGGATTAAAGGACAAAAAGCCAGATGCCTAACAGAGTTTATGAGTACTATCCTGCGTGGGATGGCAAGCAAACATCTGCCGGTATTACTGAACTAGTCAAACTGTGCGCGGCCAGGTGGGCAACAAAGAATCTTGGCACCTATGTCAATCGCAACATGAACAACAA